CTTGCACCACTTGATGCTGCGGCGCTGGACAGTGCGGGACTTGATTGGCTTGAGGCCCATCTCCTTGGCGGCTTTATCTTCGCGTGTTCCGTCAAACACAGCGTTGTTGCCGGGGTATAGGTTCAACTTGGCTTGCTCATAGGACGCATAAAAGTACTCGGCAATGCGTACAGTGTTCTCATTAACCCACTGGGACAGGTTTTCATCGCCTACGCCTTGCGTCTGGATAGACGACACCGGCATAGCGTCTGGAAACTGGCGCGTGTAGTCCTCAAGCAGCATATCTTCAGTAATGAAGCACCACTCGGCATCAGACCCGCACGGATCTTGAATAGTAGGATCCATATAGACGCTGAAAGAGTTGCGGATGCGGCCAATCTTGATGTCCTGATCGAACGAATCATCCGAGACGTATTCGGTCAGAAGACGGATGTAACCCTCGCCGTAGGTTACCTGGTTCTCGCACGCTGTGTCGTAGGCGACATCTGCGTCGGACATATATTCGATATGGCGTACCATACCATCAAAAACTTCAGCCACTTCAATGTCGGCGTTGTCATCCGCGGGGATGACCTTACCGGCGGGCCGGTTCTGCCGCTGGTCGTTCGTCACCTGACGGACGTGCTGCGGCAGCTTGTTGATGGTCAGGCATGGCCTTGCGTTGATCGTTTGACCCTGCACAGACCCGCGTGTCGCCAAGACATCCGCAGGCCACTGCCACTGATTGTCAGGCGAGCCTGCAAAGAAGCGTAGATCATCCAGTTCGTCTTCACGGCTCTCAGAGAACGCCGAGACGGCCATAGACAGACGGCTCCGCATAGTGTCAAGCACTTCGCCGGGGCTGTTCTTACCCCCACCGCTTGCCACACGTCCTGCCGCTGCTACACCTGAATAATCCATTATTTCTTCTTACCCTGTGCTTTGCGCTGAACCGAATACGCAATAGCAAGCGCCTGTTTCTGGGGCTTGCCTGCCTTCATTTCTGTCTTCATGTTGGCTTTGAAAGCCTTTGGACTAGGTGACTTCTTTAATGGCATCACTTCTTCCTCGTCTTGGCAGACTTCTCAAATGCCTTGGCAGTAGGCGCGCCCTTAGCCCCTACTTTACGCATCTTTTCGCCTGAACCCGCCGCTATTCTGGCTTTTTTAGCATGAATGTTAGCATAAAGACCTGTTTTCATTAGCATTTCCACCTTTTCATACTGGCCTTAGCCCGTTCCGCATTTTTCGACTTGGCAACAACCCCACCCATTCTGGCGCAGAACGACTTCTTACGTCCTTCTTCCGCTTTAGACTTAGGGTTAGGCGCGGGGGCTTTAAGTTTAGACCCCGTTTCGCTGTTGTACTTAGCCCGTCCCTTAGCGGTCAGACCGGCGCCCTTGCTAACTGGTAGCTTCTCGCCGCGCCCGACCGATAGAGAGACAGACTTTGCCATATTAAGCGCAGTGAATAAGAGCGAAGTTAATAACAACAGCTTCAGACAGTGACGTAGCCGCTGTCATGTTGCGAAGCGTGATAACCGCAGATCCCGCACTCAAGCTCGACACATATGCGGTATACGCCGCAGCAGTCGCGCCCGACCCGACATTCAATATAATAATGTCGTTTGCAGAGATAAGGCTGTTGGTCAACGTAAACGACACTGCGGTGGCCCCTGCCAACGCTGCGTTGTTCATCGTAATCTGACCCGCTGACTTGTTCAGCGTGACGCCGGTTGACTTGCTCGTCGCTTGCGTAACCGTACCCTGCGCGGCGGCGGTGTAACCAAACTGGCTGTTAGCCAAAAGTGTGTCCGCGCCGTTAATGTCCTGATCGGTATACGCGATGCCGAGTGATTTGGTGTTACCCATAGTACTTCTCCTGTTAGCTGCCCATCCATGAATTGATGACGCCGTTTGATGATTGGTAGTTGTTCCGAGGTTTATCAACATATTCGCGATGTGCAACTGGAAAAGCAAAAGTAACCGCCAGTGCGTCGGCGGCGTCCGGGGATGCTAAACCTCTTGCCCGCATTTCCTTTTTCCCTTCTAGGAAAATGGTTCCAGACGAATTTGGCTTTTTTGTTGGCCCCAACAAGTCCGCCCGTAGCTGACGATCATCAGGAATGGACGCTGTTCGCAGCCAGTCCTTCATAGCGCCCCACATTTCAGCGCGCTTATTACCCCACATAACGGAGTTCTTGGCTTTCCAGCCAAAATTAACGCCCCGCACCTTGTACCTCTGTTCTGTTAATCGGTCAAGGATGCCGTAGCCAAGCCCGCCCTCGTCGATTATGGACAGCACCGGCTTGTATTCCTCAATAGCGTCGATCACCCGCCCTACGATGGTCATGGTGTCTTCGCCTTGGTAGCGTTTGATCGCGATGATGTCGCGCCCCTGACGCACGACCAGTACAGTCGCGTCCGTCCCGCCGCGTGCAGGGTCGATGCCGAGTATGATAGGCGCGGTCATGTCCTTATACCGTTCGCGCTTAACCGCGTCGGATATGACATTTGGTGCGATGAACTGATCCTCGCCGGCAGATGGGAAATCACCATAGACCTCAATACGCGCTTGGGCTGAGTCTTCGCCGTACTCGGCGATGATCTGTTCGTAGACTGCCTTGTCGGTATCTTCCACGTCTCGTGCGTCTACTTGGCGTGTTTTCCAGAAGTCACGTTTCGCGTGAAACGTCTCAAAGAAGTAGCCTGTGTTGCGTCGCGGGTTGGAGAACGCCAGCCAGTACCTATCCAGAATGTTTTCGGTGAAGAAGCCCGCGCCGACTGACCAGATTGAGTCAGGTATGCCGCTCGCCTCGTCGAAGATCAGCATCATGCCGTCCATGTTATGCACACCGGCATAACTGTCGGGGTTCTCGTCCGACCACAGCTTGCCCTCAGCCGCCCAGTAACGTGTACCCTTCTTGAGATCTCGCTCGACCAGTTCGCATATCCACTTGGCGGGCATGAGCTTGGTCGCGCTGATTTCCCACCAGTGCGCGTTGATGATCATCGCCGCCCACTTGGTCAACTCGCCCCAGGTTACAGAGCGCAACTGCGCTTCCGAGTTGGCGCTCACGATGATGGTCGAGCCAATGCGCGTCGATAGCATCCACAGGATTAGCCAACTGACGAGCGCCGACTTGCCGATACCGCGCCCTGAACTGACCGCCAACCTGAACGTCTCCATGTCTAGCTTGCCGTTGTTTTTCTTAATGTGATCCGCTAGTTCGCGCAGGATCAAGCGTTGCCATTTGCGCGGGCCTTTGAACTTGGCCAAGGGTGTATTAGGTTGGCCCCACGGGAATACCAAAAGCACAAACGCTTCAGGATTGTTAGCAACTGTGGGAGACCACAGGGTAGACATAAGCACCTGTTCATCGGCAGAACCGTATATGGGCATTTGCGCCATTATTTTGGCCTTGTTGGGTGATGTATGGTTTCAGCAATTTTACGCGCGTCTATAGCGGCGGATAAGTGCGTATAGTAACCTAAATGGTGGCGGTTTCCATTTATTTCTATGTGCGCTTGCCAGCATCTATCACGTTTATGCCAGCCTACACCGAGATAGCCAGACGAATTTTTTGTGCGTCTGGCGCGGTTTTGATGGTTTTCAGCGCAGGAAACTTCGCGCAAATTTATTAATCTATTGTCGGTACGAATGTTGTTTATGTGGTCTATTTGGTCTGTAGGCCAACGGTCATGCACATACAGCCAAGCTAAACGGTGCATCTTGTACATTTTGTTATCTAAACTGCACTGCATATACCCGCCAGCTCCTACGCACCCAACAACGCTTCCTGCGGCTAAATTGCGAAATTTATTGCGGCGGGTAAAAACGCCGGTGTCAATGTCATAGTGCAGTAGATTTTTCAGACGCACTTGTGTTATCAAATCGGTAGCCATCGCCATCTCCGTAATGGTTATTGGTCAGAAGCCTCGAATCGTTGCCGCGGTTCGGGGTTTCGTTATTTATTACAAGCCCTTCTATAACACGAGTTTTAGCTTCTTCCAAGGCCTGCGTAATTGAAATGCGTTGAAAAATATCGACTGATATCTCCTGCTTGGCCGACCATTCATGCCGGTGTTGCAGGATGGCGAGCGCGGCCTTGGCGTCGCCCTGCTGGGCTGCGTTGTGCAGCGCCCGACTAGCCGTAATCTCGCTGTCAGCGCGCCCTTGCTTTTCTGCCAACTCGGCTACCGGATCCAGTTGGCACAGTTGCCGGTACTCCACCGGCATCAGCCCCGCAGCCAGTGCGAGCGAGTCACCCTTCAAGCCAAGATACGCGGCGTCGTAGATCGACCGTAGCCGCGCCTCTGTAGCTTTGATCTCTCTCGGCTCGTAATGAAATGATTTCATGCGCGGTTTTATAACAGGGTCAAATTTGGATTTCAATAAAAAATTTTTTGCAGACCCTGCGTAGGATTTGACCGGTCGGCCACGGCCCTCCCCCCCTGCCTTGACCTTACGGCAGATATAGGCTGTCAAGCGGCACGCGCCCTGGGCTGGGT